AACATTCATAATAAAGATGTGAAGGTTGTAGTCTGTTTCAAACAAAGATTGATACTCTTTATCTTTTGTTTTGGATGTTAAAGCCGTCCATAGTACACTTTTATATTGTATGTGGCTAGGCATATGTGTAGGTATTTCTGAAGATAACCAATTCCTATAAACACCTTTTGGTGCTATAATTAGCGCCGCATTTATTTTACCTTTGTCATATAGTATAGCTATATTATCAATAAGAACTTTTGATTTTCCAGTTCCCATCTCCATAAAATAAGCATACTCTTCTTTGTCCCAAGATTTTTCTAAAGCAATTAATTGATGCTCATATGGCTTGGTCTTAAATCTATAATCTCTAATCATAAAATAATTTATTTCTTTCTATTGACATTATAAATAAAGATCATTATATGATTTGTCAAGAGAGAAAATAGAATGAAAAATAAAATATTTGAATTATATAAAGACAAAAGTCTTGTAGAGTTTTTAGAGTTTAAAAGAGATAACCCTAAAGAAAATTTCGTGTATGTATTACAACATCCACCAGCTAACATAAATATATTAAGCGCTTCTAATTTTGGATATTTAGTTATATGTCTTGCGTACTTTGATCAAGTTGCATTTAATGCAGCTCCTTTCGTTTTTAAGATGCGAAAGAACTTGAAAGATTTTACGAATCAAGACTATATATTGCTTACAGGAGATCCTGCGGTCATTGGTATTTCCTGTGCAATCGCGAGTGATATGACCAATGGCCAATTTAATCTCTTGAAATGGGATCGTAGAGAGTTTAAATATTACCCAATTGAATTCGATCTCTATCAGAAAGGATAACGATGAGTGACGATGTAAAAAACATGATGCTAGAAGATTCAACAGATCTTTTAGATAATGTAGAAGTAACTACCATAGCCGTTGAATGTCAGAAACTAAAAGCTTTACAAGATGACATTGATCGCGCTGAAGAACATGTAGACAATTTAAAAAAGATGGCTGACGATATTAGTTCTAGAGTGATACCCGAACTGCTTGCAGAACAGGGTTTAAGCTCTTTGAAACTTGCTGATGGATCATCTGTAACTGTAAAAAGAGAATACAGATGTACTCTCCCTAAAGAGGATGAGAGAAGACAATCAGCGTATAACTGGCTTCGTGAGAACGGACTAGGAGATATTATTAAAAATAATGTTTCTGTTACGTTCGGTCGTGGCGAAGATGACAAGGCACAACGTTTGTTGGACCTTGCGGCGTCAAACGGTTTTGAACCAAATCAGAAATCTGATGTGGCTTGGAACACTTTGACAGCCCTATTTCAGGAGCGTGTCGAGTCCGGGCTCGACATGCCTTCTGATGTCTTTAGTACTTGGATTAAAGACACAACTAAAATAACCCGTAAATAATGGAGAAACAATGATGGCTAATGAAGCAATGGTAAAAAAACCGTTGACTAATGGTTCTGTCGCTTTGTTTGGAGATGATCTAGACAAAGGTTTTGAAAACATGACGCAACAAGATCTTGCGTTACCTTTCATAAGAATACTTGGTCAACTATCACCACAGGTAACTGAAGGTGATTCTAAATGTGTTGCAGGTGCTAAACCTGGAAACATATACAATACAGTTACGAATGAACTGTATGATGGTAAAAAAGGAATTAAAGTTATTCCTTGTTACTATAAGAAAGACTATCCAGAGTGGTCTGAAAGAGGAGAAGGATCTGCAGCTCCGGTTGCACTTCACTCACCTAACAGTCCAGTGATAGCTACAGGTAAGAGAGAAGGATCTAAAATTAGATTACCTAACGGTAACTATTTAGAAGAGACTGCTTCTTACTATGTAATGGTAGAAACTAAAGCAGGTAGTTATACTCCAGCTTTAATTACCATGAAATCAACGCAACTAAATGTAAGTAAAAAGTGGAACGCGATGATGAAGACTACTCAAATATCAGATGGTAAGGGTGGTTTCGCAATTGCTCCGATGCATGGTGTTGTATACAACCTATCATCTAACCTACAGAAAAATGATAAAGGTAGTTGGTACGGTTGGGTTGTTACGCAAGATCGAATTCTAGACACAAAAGATAAATCTTTGTACTTAAGTGCAAAAGGATTTTCTGGCGATGTCAAAAAAGGATCGGTGCAAACAAGAGCTGATGTAGAAGAGAAGATAATCGAGAACGTACCGTTCTAGATTAATTAAGAAACGGGGCTCGGTAATACGAGCCCCTACATATGGCATTTTATGAAAGAAAAATTTAAGGAAATATTTGCTGGGTTTCAAACAGCATATGGGCAGTACCAAAAAGGTGAGCGTGGAGAAAATGGAAAGCAAAAAGGAAAAGCATTCATTGTTAGAAAACCTGTCACGGATAACCTTTGGGAAGACCATCTTAATGGTATTGATCCTGCTTTAGGTATCATTCCAATTAATGAATCTAATAATTGCAAGTGGGGTTGTATTGATATTGATCAGTATAATCTTGAACACAAGAACTTAATACAAAAAATAAGAAGTTTAAAACTTCCACTTATAGTCTTCAGATCAAAATCTGGTGGAGCACACGTATTTTTATTTACAAAAGAATTTATATCTGCATCGTTGATGCAGTCTACACTTAAAAAAATTTCAGATGCATTAGGATATTCAGGTGTTGAAATATTTCCTAAACAAACTGAAATACTTGTGGAACGTGGGGACACAGGTAATTTTTTAAATCTTCCCTACCATAACCAAACAAAAGGACTACGATATGCGTTCGATGATAATGGCGCCGCTTTGTCACTTGAGGAATTTTATAAGCTCTATGATATTTATGCGCGCAGCAGGGAAGAAGTTGAGAAAATTGAAATCAAAGAAGAAAAGATAGAAGAAGCATTTAAAGATGGGCCTCCATGTTTAAATAGATTAGCTCGCGATGGCTTTAGCGAAGGATCTAGGAATAATGCATTGTTTAATATCGCCATATATTTTAAACAATCAGATCCTGATACTTGGCAAGATAAAGTCGTCGAAGCTAATCTTAAATACATGACAAAGCCATTAAGCAATAATGAAGTACAACAGTTATTAAAATCTATTGGTAAAAAAGGTTACGATAAATACAGATGTAAACTTCCGCCTATTGTAGATGTTTGTAATGCATCATTATGTAGAACTAAAAAATTTGGTGTTGGTTCTGAAGAAGATGCTATGCCTTTGTTAAATAATTTAATGAAATATAATTCTAATCCACCACAGTATTTTTTAAATGTAGGTGAAGGAGAAGAAGAAAAAAGAATAGAATTAAAAACAGAACATCTAGCAAATCCAGTTATGTTCTCTATTGCTATACTTGAGAAAGCAGATCTTGTTATACCAAAACTAAAAGATAAAGATTGGAGAGAATATTATTTAAAACCATTAATAGATAAAATGGAAACCATTGAACCTTTAGAATCATTAGATCCATTAAATCAAATTATATCTTTACTACAAGATTGGACTACGAATAGACAGAACGCAAGAACTATGGATGATATACTTAATAAACTTCCATACACAGATGATAAAAGAGAATTTACATATTTCAGAATGGAAGACTTTTATAATTTTTGTAAAAAGAATCATTGGGAGATGGACAAGGCAAAGACTGGTAATTTAATTAAGCAATTAAAAAAACAAGGAATCTTTATAGAAGAAACTAGAAAAAATATAAAAGGTCAAGAACCTAGATTAGTTAAGATTAAAACAATGAAGAAGATAGATCCAACAATATCACAAGTTAAATATCATGAAGAACATTTTTAATGAAAACAATAATACTAGGACCACCGGGAACAGGAAAGACTACAACACTATTAAATTTGGTTGATGAGTTTATAAAGAATGGAACACGGCCACAAGAGATAGGTTATTTTTCTTTTACAAAGAAGGCAGCGAAGGAAGCAGCGACAAGAGCTTCTGAAAAATTTGGATTAAGTATAGAACATGATTTAATATATTTTAAAACACTTCATTCTTTAGCTTTTAAAATGTTAAATATGACTAAAGATAGAATGATGAGTCGTGAAGATTATCAAGAGTTTGGGGTTAAATGTAATATACCTATTAAGACTGCATCTTATTCTGATGAGAATGGTATATTTAATTCAGATAATGAATACTTAACTATTATAAGTACAGCTAGAATTAAGAAGATAGATCTAATGAAATGTTATGATTCAAGAAATAATTTATTAGATATAGAGAGAGATACTTTGTTTTTATTAGATCAAGAATTAAAAAGATATAAGAAAGAAAAAGGATTAAAAGATTATACTGATTTAATAGATGAGTTTATTGAAAGAGATCTATCACCAAAATTTAAAGTATTGTTTATAGATGAAGCACAAGATTTATCACATTTACAATGGGATATGGTTAGATCTATATGGAAGAAAGCAGAAAATACTTATATTGCAGGTGATGATGACCAAGCCATTTTTAAGTGGGCTGGAGCCGACGTAGATCACTTTATAGCGCTAAAGGATGAGGTGGATGAGATCAGGACGCTTAATCAATCTTATCGTATTCCTGGTGGTCCTATACATGAATTATCACAAAGAATTATATCAAGAGTTAAGAATAGATATGAAAAAGATTATAAACCAAGACAAGAAACAGGTATTTTAAGGTATCATACTGATATTGCTCAATTAGATATGTCTAAAGGAGAATGGACAGTTCTTGCATCAGCTAATTACTTTTTAGATGGTGTAAAAGAATTATGTGAACTACAGGGTTGGTATTATCAATACAAAGGATTTAATTCAGTTAAATTAGAATTGTTAGTAGCGTTAAGCAATTGGGAAGATTTTAGAAATGGTATGGCTTTAAATTATTTACAAATTAAAAATATATATAAATATTTAGGAGCTTATGTAGCACAAAAATATAGAGATGCTAAAACATTAAAGGCAGAAGAAAAATACACAATTAATGATTGTAAACAGAATCATGGTTTACTTACGGATAAAGTATGGTATGAATCATTTGAAGGTGTTGATACAATTACAGAAAATTATATTCGTAATATGAGAGCAAATGGAGAGAAGATAAATAAGACCCCTAGAATTCTTATGTCTACAATTCACTCATTCAAAGGTGGAGAAAGAGATAATATTTGTATCCTAACAGATTTAACAGCAGCAGCTATAAGACAAAGTGAATATGATCCAGATGAGTTACATAGATTATATTATACTGCTTGCACAAGAGCTAAAAAAGAACTTCACATAATAGAACCAAGAGATTTTAACAGAGCATATATCATATGACAAACAAAGCATTCTTCAAACAAATAGGTGGCAAACATTATAAAGTAATGAAGATACAACCATCTGTATTTATTAACGAAAACGGTTTACCTTTTGCAGAAGGCAATGCAATTAAATATATATGTAGACATAGATTAAAAGGTAAGAAGGAAGATATATTAAAAGCAATTCATTATTTAGAAATGATATTAGAAAGAGATTATA